TTGCTATGTATTTCTTTTCGCAATCACGTAGTACTTGTGTCTCTGCTGCCATCTTCTACTTCCTCTTGACTTTCCGGCCCTTTCGGGTCTGTATTTGGTTTAGTTAAAAAAGTTTTAGCGAAATCTTGTTTTTTTCCTTCTAACGATACCATCACTTTTTGTTGGAGTAAATCACCAATAGCGGCTTTTACTCCTGCAGCGTCATCACTTCTAGATAACGATACGATATCACCAATTTGAGTTTCATTAGACATAAGTTTCCTCTATAATTCTATTATATTTATACTATTTATAAATTTTAGTTAGTTATTACTTTCAGATCAGGCTTATTAGCGGCTGGATCAAATTCCCAATTTTGTTGTTCTTCACCACCACCTGCCTCCGCGGCTTCAGCTTTTTCTTTTTCGATCTGTTCTTTCATATCATCAATTTCTTCTTGAGTCAACTTGAGAATATTTTTTCTGACATATTCTTGAGAGAAATATTTACCAACAACTTCATCTCTATATCCCATATCATTTACTAACGTACCTAGCCGTTCTCTCATCATTGTTGCTTGTTGTAGTTCCGCAAAATGTGAATCGGTTTCCCACTCATATATGATACTATCTCGTACAATATTCCAATCTGTAGATGAAACAATACCCCTGAGTAATAATTGTTTCTCTATGAGATCATTGAATAAAATATTGAATCTTGCACGTAATCGTTCAATGAAACGAGTAAATTTTACTTCATCTCTTGAAATCTCTTCTGCTCTTCCTAGTATAAAACCTGAGTCTTGTTCTAATCGGGAAGGGGGAACATTAAGTGCTTTGTATAATTTTGTCTTGAAGTACTCAACATCAGCCAACTCACCAAGATTCTCCCCTCCCGGCAACGTTGAAATTTCTGTTCCTCTACCACCTTCTCTACGTGGAAGCCAGTAATCCTCTAACATACTCATGTGCTTACGTTCATCTTTAATCTCACCAGAATTGGAATCGTATACCAATTTGTTCTTGTATTTGTTCATGATGTCACGTAGATACTGTTCTGCTTTGATCTTAGGTAAGTTACCAACATCAATGTAGAAAATTCTACGTTCAGGAGCACGTGAGATACGATAGATGACAACCGCATCTTCGATCATTCGTAACTGATTAAGTGGTTTGATTGCTTTGTGCAGATGACCTAAAACTAATTTTCTATCGGGATTTAGTACTCCAGAATGTGCATAAGAAATGGAATCAGCTGCTATTTGAATTGTTTGACCACCACCTCCACCATCAGAAATACCTCTTTCATTAAACATATAAAATTCTTGATAGCCGGAAGTATCAAATTCTTTTCCTTGAGGACCATCAACAATTTTAGGTTGTCTAACCTTTTTTATTTTTAGGGGATCTATTGGGCGTAGTTCTAGTATACCACGTTTGGGGTTTTTGGTATCTATGATAATATGAAAGTATAGTCTACCATCAACGTACCATTTACGGAACATTTCGTAGCCAACTTTTCGGAAATCAAGTAACCGAACAAGTTCTTGGAACTCAGATTTTATACTTTCTTTAATCTGTGGTGATAGCTTTGATTTTTCTAGGTTAATGCTGACAGGGGAACTTTCCCTATTCGTAACAACGGCCTCATTAACAACATCATCAATTGCTTGATCACATTCGGGATATGTTGCCATTTCCCTATATTTTTTAATCAATTCTATTTCAGTTTTGGCATGACCCTCAAGATCTACATACGTTCCGTATGCACCACCTGCGGGGCCAACTTCAAGTGCACCATCTTCTGGTTCTGGAAGTGCAAAAGATTGCTTTCTTTTTTCGTCCTTGTCAACTCTTCCTATAGAAAATCCAAATAATTCAACTGCCATACATTCTTCCTAATAGGTGAAATGGGAGCGGATTAAGGCTCCCATGTAAATTTCTTCTTTCATTATATATCAATTAAAATCCAACGTTACTTTGAGAAGATCTCCAATAGCTATATTCCCATGTTACATCGTAAGTCTGAATGTCGTTTGAGTCCCACGATACAGCTATGTCTCCTGAAGAAGAAGGCCAAACATCCATGAATTGATAACTCTTGGTGATCTTTACGCCTTCTTTTGCAAGTTGCTTAAGCTTAATTTCGCCAGTATAACTATTAATCTGTGAAAATCCTGTAGATCTTACGTTAGATGAATGTGAATTAAGTTTCTCCATCCAATCTTCTAACATATTTCGAATTTCCATTCCCTCATCATTGTAGATAGAAGTTGTCAACTGTCCTGCGGCTCTGTTACCTGGGATGTTTATTGATCTTCCCATATATGTAATTGTACCGGCCTCTATAGTTGACGCTGGAAAAGTTGCTCCTTTACATAAGAATTTGAAATCTTGTGCCTGAAATCCTGCGGCACCACCCTGATTCTTAGTAAGTTCACATTCGAATAAACTCCCTAATGCTCCACCTGCTTTTAATTTTGATGTAAAACTGTCTATTTTAAAACTGCTAGCCATTTATTTCTCCGATGATTAAAAGTTAAGATGTGATGGGGAAGTCTTTTTTACAAGTACCCCCTTCAGGAATCATCGTCTTCCCCCATCTGTCTGTTATATTTATACTCTACTATTTATCAGTTATCCACCAATAATTTCTTCAAATTCTACCCCACTTCGAACTGCAACGAATTGTAGTTGAATAAAGTTGATAGAACGTGATGGTTTAATGTAAACATCTCCACGAAATTCGTTTCGATCTATTACATCTCCAGGATTGTTACTTTCATCACATATAACCGCATAGTCTTGTACTCCCCCTCTACCTTGAATATCTCTCAAGAAAGGTTCAACTGTTGCCACGAATCTTGAACGTGTAAATGCATCGTTGAATTCGAACAAGAATGAGTTAGCCATTTTTGCTATAGACTTTTCTAGTAAAATGAACAGGCGTCTTACGTTGATACGATCAAACGCTGAAGATTTTGCTAATAGAGTTTTATCTCCAAAAAGAAGTATTCCACTTCCTGGCATTGCTGTAACAGGATTAATACCATTTTTATAGAGATCGTCCCTTTGTGTCTTATTTGGATTAAAAGGAAGTTTAATAGCATTTTTGATATTACCTCTATCCAATCCGGCCGGTGACCAGAAAGGATCTCGTGCTGAGTCTGTGAAGGCACAACATCCAGCAATATCACCATTCAATGGAACATATCGATAAACATCATTGTACTTATCGTACATATATTTCCATCCAGAGTCCAACATTGCATAAGAAGAACTTGGCATTGAATTACGGAATGATACAACATCATCAACTTCGCTTCCTGAGTTATTAACGACACTTGCTTGTGTGGGTGAAATAAATGCTACACAATCTTTACGATATTCTGCAATGTTATTAATTGCGTGAATAGCCGTAGCTGCACTTGCGTCAGCTGTCATTAGAAGTGTTACATCTATTTGTTCTGCGTTTTTGAATAAATCAAGTCCAGTCTGAATATTTCCATCTGTTGAAGCAGTTCCTGCGACACCACCGGTCATACTTGCGGATATGATAATTCCTTTACCGTTAAATGTTCCGGATGCGGCACCACCCCAAGCGGTTGTTCCTCCACCAAGTAATGTATCTGCATCACCAGCTACATCATGATCCATCCAACGAATATACGCCGAACCTCTGTTAACTAGGTCTTTGTAATAGATACTCTGACCATCTTCTCCTTTAGCTCCTCCGGCAACTGATCCTGTATATGTTTCCACTACAGTATTGTTTGCTCCCGTGAATTCTCCATCTTCATCTACGACTGCAATGTGAATTTCATCATAGTTTCCACTATTCCTCTTACAATATGCTGAAGTAACAGGTTCAGTATCGAATGCGTCTGCATATTCCCACCTTCTTGAGTGAGTGTTTGCTGCTGCTGCGAGTGAAAATGGTTCTGATACTGTCATTGAGGTTGAATTTGCTATAGCTGAAACTTTACGTTCTTCTCCTGTTCCAACCATTTTAACAAGATCACCTACAGTATATTGAGTATCAAATGCTGTAACTGTTCCAGTTATTGTAGTTCCATTAGCTGAAGCTGCACAAGTTCCAATCATGTCTGATGCTGGTTGACCAAATGCTGATCTTTTTCTCACAGTATAGGCTCCAGTATTGGCCATATTTGCACCAGCTACTACAACACAAGCTGTATTGGATGTAACAGTAGTAACTACACAATATTTAGAATCGAAAAAGAGAACATCACCTACGGCGACATCATTCGAAAAAGTTGTACCTACGCCAGTAAGAGTAGTACTGCTCACTACTGCAGAAGTACAAGTAGGTGAAACATCTGTATTACTGTTAAGTGTTCCATCACTATTTGTGTTTGCTCTTGTAGCTCCACACATGGAAACTCTTAAACTATTTCCTAGATCACCAGTATATTTTGCTATGAATGCTCCAAAGTCATCAGACTGTGTTCCACCCATATCTGGGTCATAAGTATTTTCGTAAGTTTCATCATTTGCAACATAGACTGCATTAGCTGAATCCATTGTCGCGTTCTTTGTATCTGAAGTATTAGGTGTACGTACCACTTTAAGATTACCTGAATATGCGAGATAACTTGCAGCAGTGAAATATGTTTTATATGTAGCTGCGTCTGGCTTACCAAATCGACTAGCTAATTCTGATTCATTAGATACTGTAGTACTAACGTATGCTGGTCCCCACCTAAAAGGACCGGCGATTGCTCCCTCTGTCATAGAAATTTCAGGAACTACAGTAGTTAAATCTATCTCTTTGGTTACAACGCCTGGACTAATTGTAAAAGGCATCTTATCTCTCCTATAATAATGAGTTTGAAAGACATGGTTTAGTGTAAATTATGGATTTTATTATACCATATTACAGTTATTTATTATTTTACAATTCTCTAAAATCATAAATATTAAGTGTTATCATAAATTTATAAAGGAAATATGAATTACAAAGAAGCTTATAAATTAATAGACTGTAAAAAAGATAAAGAACGATTTCTTAAAAAAGTTGATCGTTCAGAAAAACATACAGAATGCCATATCTGGCTCGCGTCAAAAAATAAAACAGGTCATGGAATGTTTTCTGTAATGGGTCAAACTATACCTGCGAGTAGATACGCCTTTATGATGTATGGAAACTTCTCATCAATCTCTGGATTGCGAGGAGAATTAGGATCTAATGAAGTAGTAACTCAAACTTGCTTCAATCCATCCTGTGTAAATCCCAAACACCTTGAAGTATCCAATAAAAGAAAGATAGGAAAAAGATTAACTATCCATCCAGATCAATTAGTTACGGGTTCTCTGAGTTTTTTAAACAGATTAAAAAAGGAACGGCCTGATTTAACTAGTAAAATTGAAGATTTAATAACAGAAATAAACAATCCACCTACTGAAGTTAACTTTGCAGATATAGATCCATTTAGTGATAAAGCCTCCTAGATTCATCATCAACTGTCCATACTGTACCACCTTCATCTTTAAAAGATTCTGGTTCTTGTCCATCATCTATAATTCCAAATGGTAGCATATCTTGTTCTAGCGTTTCCATTTGTTCTTCCCACATTTTCTTTCGTATATCCATATTTGTCATCTCCTTAAAATATCTCTGTTGGACTAACCACCCAAAGATTACCAATGTCATTGCTAGATCATCATGTGCTCCCTCCTCTGCTTGATACGTATTGTTTGTCAAAGCAAAGGTTGTTAGTTCCTTAATAGTTTCAAAATCAGATATGATCAATTGTTCTTGTTCTATCAGATCTTTGAGAGTTGCACATCCTATTCTCTTGATCTGTTTACTTGTCCTTAATCCCAATTGGATGTTCTTTGCGAATCCACCACCGATTTGTTGTCCGGCTCTACCCCTCATGGTAATGATCATGATGTTTTCGTACTCTAAATCATAGTGTAGAGTATCAGCAACTTGAGATCCGATATCGTTTACTTCAACAAGTACATGAGCCATATTGTATTTTTGACCTACATTATAGATCACATTTGGGTATAACATGGGAGAAATTTGATTATCCCTATACATTGCGACTTGTTTATATGGCATTTGTGAGACATCGAATATGTTAAATGCTGAATAATCCACCCCCTTACCTTGAGCGGTATCTGCGACTAATGCGTATGTATGATTTTTAATAGGTTGTTCATATACAAGAAGATTATTACTTTCATGTATTGGAGTTTTAAATACCATTGTTCTAAGTTTCGATGGAGCAATCAACGTGTATGTTGATCCTACAAACTCACATTCAAACTCTTGTGTAAACTGTACCTCAGAGGTATTTCGTATTGTCTCTTCTTTCCACTTCCCATCACGACCAGGAACTTCACTCCAATGAACCTCTATTGGAATATAATCACTTCTTCCTTCTTCTGCTTCTATCCACATCTTATAGAACATATTCAATCCAAGTGGAGTTGATACTATGAAAACTTTTGTGGATTCACCAGAGGAAATAGTAGGATAAACTGAAGTGAAAAAAGACTCGGCAATGTTTTGGGGAACGTGAGCAAACTCATCAAGGAAAATAATGTTAAAGGAACTACCACGAACTGCACTAGAAGAAGTTGCGGCCGCAATAACCTTAGATCCATTCTCTACTTCAATGTTTCCTTTGTTCCATATAACCGCACCTTGCTGTAACCATTTGGGTAAATGTTCATAGGCAAGTTGTAATCTTGAAAGAAGTTCTCTTGCTACCGCTCCTTTGTTGGCGAGAATAGCAACATTAACACTTTCGTTAAACAGAATGTAATGTAGTAGAAAGGATATAATAGTAGTAGATTTGCCTGTCTGTCTAGGCATTTTACAGATCACAAAACGATTATCATTGAATTTCTGAATCATGTCTTTCTGATATGGGTACATATTAAATGGTACGAGCCCTTTATCTACATGAATAATTTTGACAAAATTCTCTATAAAGTATTCAGGATTCTCTTTACATTTCATGTATTCAGTAAGAGATTCTTCCGTCCACTCTATTTTTTGTCCTACATTTTTAAGATTTGGATTTCCTAAATACGTTTCACTAGCCACGTTTTGCCTTTAAAAGTTTTTGTAATTCTGCGGTAGATCCTACAAAGACAGCGTTATTAACAGAAACACCATCACCACCCTTCTGTATACTTAGTTCTTTTTTGGTTTTATGTAGAGTCATTAACTCTTTGTTGGCATCCAAGCCAGATTTGATTAACTGTCCGACCACCTCAAAAGCACGAGGATGCTCAGATTGTTTAGCAATCTCCAACATTTCTTCTACTGCGTCTTGATTTCTTTCGATTAGATTGTAGTAATTTTCACGGGCATAATTATAATCAATATCATCATCTTTACCTGTCTTTGGTATAATCCTTGCAGGAGGCTCGGGCGCCATTTCTGGAGTAGGAACTAAACTTGTAATTTCTAAAATTTCATCTATACGATCATCTACTGTCATCTTTCTTCTCCTTATCAGGTTCTACATCATCATACCAAGACTGTTCATTTTCTTTTAAACATTCTTTAGCTAGGGGAGCAATAATATTATGTATTTCTAAAGGTGATTTCACTAAAAACTTTTTAGGGTCATGTTTTTCCCTAACCTTATCACATATACAAAAACATTGTTTAGATACTTCTTCTTCAGTTAATTTATGTTTTTTTCTTTTATATTTTGTAGTGCCTAGAAAAGAAATGGTTTCATAACAAGACTTAAACAACAATAAGATATCTTCTGTTCTATATCGTATGCGCCAGTACAGCTGTGATCGAGCCTCTTTAATCCCATCATCATTCACGTAGACCACATCTTGAATTGATACACTTTTGTCATTTGGAACAAGTCTGGCGGCGAAACTGGAAGTTACGGTTCCAAAAATTAAAATTACTAAAAGAAACCGAAACAACATTATTCTACAGATTTACATCTAATCCGGTTGTCAAATTCGTATCAATATTATCATTAAAATATTCAAAAGTTTCTGTATAACCAAAATCATCATTAGCTGTTACATCTCCCGGCCCCGGTGTTACTGTTAATCGTGTTTTAATTCCCGCTGCACCTGAAGCTGTAGAACTAGTTTCAGTTATAAATTTCATTTCTCCCGTTGCATTTGGAGAACCCGCATCTGCATCAACAAGTAAATAGTTGGTTGAAAAATCTGTACTATCTTCTAGAATAATATATTCTGGAATTTCAACTTCCTCACTTGGCATTCGGAGATTCACTATCACCGACTTCGTGACCGAACCAGATTTAACATCTGGATAGATATATCCCTTCATTTGAAAAGTTAAATTCCAAAATATTTCCCTTCTCACAGTAAAATCACCTTCGTATGAATCTTCAATTGAAGTACCATTTAATATTATACTAATATCAGGTTTGATATTCATCTCAGGAATTAAACTCACACTAACTGTAAACTCTGGCGTGAAGAAAGGAACGATTTGTTCAAAGATCTGTGCGCCATCTTCTGAGTTATCCACTGCTGCGGTAAGTTCAAAATCAAAATTATATGGAACAGGGTTGTACTGTTTCATAAGAGAACTAGTTCCTGCGGCCGTATTTGCTGCATAGGTTTGACCTAGAGTGTTTAACTTTCTAGTACCATCATAAGTAACTCCTGTCAGAGCAAACCCTATTCTTGGAAGTGATGTTTGTACACTAGCATCTGTTGTTGACATTTTTCGAATGTGTAACAACAGTTTGTCTTTATTGGAATATGTAATGGGAACTTTAATCTGTTCTGTTATCACCCCACTTGAATTTCTTCTTTGAATGTTTATATCATTGAAGAGTGTTCCAAATATGGCAACGTATTTTCTGATAGTTTCGTGATAATAAGTAGTACCTAACATTATAGACTCCCGAATGGATTACCTTCGGTGAAATCAATAATAGCATCAGCGGCTGCTTCTATCTCTGCATTATCTGCTTCGGATGCGGTATCTGCGGCATTGACTTGAGCATCAAAAGAAGTAATAGAGTATGAAGCACTAGAATCATTACCAATAATATTTGAAGTTCCAGAAAAATTTCCGGTCATATTCATAAGTCCCAAGAGCTTATCAGCTGCGTTCCAACTCTTAACCTCACCCTTAACTGTAGCGGCGGCGAATGATGTTCCTTGATATACTTGTTCACCAACAGTATAATTACCACTACCTGTATTCATTGTGAAGTCTATCGAATAGGCATGTGATCTTTCAATTGCATCAATAGTTTCAATTCCAGTATTAAAGTTTTGATCTGAATATGTAAACATCTCACACAACATATCGTAAGATTGTAATTGTCCAGTTTGATAAAATAATGCCTCATCTTCCACAAACAGTATTTGAAATAGTGCGCCTGTTATTGGGAAGAAAATTAGATCCCCCTCATGTGGCATATCTGCTCTACCATCAGTAGTCATTCCTAGTTCACTAAATCTACGTTTAGCAACAGTAAAAGTGATTTGATCATTTATCTGTAATCCAAACTTAGAGATGAAATCTCCTTGACCCTCAAAACCATCTACAGACTTAATATACATTTCAATAGTATGAGCACGATTATAGGAAGCAGTATTGTCTTCACCCATTAACGTATCTTCATCATTCAACGTTCTAGGTAAATAATATACATCAATCCCAAAAGTTTTAATGGATTCAATCGTTAGGTTTTCGATCAATCTTTGTTCTGGAGTATCTGTTCCATGATGATTAAAATAGTGATTTGTGGCCATTTATTAACCTATTAAATGATCTACTGGCAATTCATATCTTAATTGCATTTGTTCTGAAATAGTATCTAATTCTGTTTGTGCATCATCATACAATTGTCTGCCATTCATTGTTATACCACCCGGCAATGTCATACCCTCAAACTTAATGAGGTTTTGACCCCATTGCTTTTTCATTAATGCAGTATTATATCTTTTGAGAAACATATCACTCCAAATATCAGCAAAAGAATCTGGATCAATAATCTTATCACATTCAACAACTATCCAATCATCTATATTAACATCTCCGCCCCATGAAACATCTAAATGTAATCTATCCATGTGTCGATTAAATCTAAACATTGGAGTTCCTGTAAACATTTCATTAAGTAAGCTTAAATGTTCTTGTGCCATTTCAAAATTTACTAAGCCTGTTCCTAATTGATGCATTTCACTTAGTGCAAATTGATACTTAGAAGAAAACATAGAATTGGATCTAGAATTATCATAGAAAGGAATAATTCTTCGAACTCCAATAATTGCCTCGGCTATCGATATGTATTTGTTATCAAAGTCTCCAAGTACTGCAACAGTCGATGCATGACTTGTTGCTGTTGCTGAACTTTCGGCTCCTGTAATAGTTTCATTAGTTCCAAAAACAGTAGTAGTATTTGCATAATACGTATTACCATCACCGCCAAATTTAACTTCTGGGTCTTTATATCTTATTGTGGTATTAGCACTATGATATTCATGTACAGTTGCTTTAACTCCACTATTTCCGCCAGTAATTGTCTCGCCGACAGTAAAAGTTCCTGTGGGAGCTCCTGCTAATTTGAGAGTTGATCCTGATATTTGATGTTTTAGATATGTGTTTTCTGTTCCATCATAATGATATTCTTGAAAAAACTGAAGTGAATCATCGATACAATCTTCTATTTGATCATCATCTAAATTTAATTCTACAACCGGCCAACCAAGTTTTCGTTTGCAATAGTCCTTAAAAGTGTATCTAGAAATGGGCTGTGTCATTTAGTGGCCTCCGGATTTATTGTTATAATTCCCTCTGCTACTCTTTCTACTGTAGTTCCATCACTTTGAGTATATTCAACATCATAAAGGTATTGGCGATCAGAGAGAAGGTTGGCAGTTTGGCTCGCAGTCAGCGAGATTGTTACATTTGATCCTGCTTGGTTAATACCAAAAGTAAATACATTATTTGCAGAATGATAAGATTGCCTCATCTTTCCGGTGACCGTACCTGCTCCAACGGAAACATTCGACCCCGATGAATTTTGTGCGTAGATTAATCTTTCAAACGTACAACCTTGATCTATTACAAGATTTATAGTTTGTTTTTGGAGGGTTAATGCCACAATCTTTCTCCTTTTATAATAGTATAATTTATATAGTGTTTCTATACTATTTATATGATAAAGAAATTTGTGGTTATTTTGTAACTATATAATTTTCCATAACTAACACATCTATATTTGTGCTCATAAATGTTCTTAGGGCATTTTCAGGAGATTCTATTATGGGTTCAGCATTAACATTAAATGATGTATTCAACAATATAGGAACATTAGTTTTTTCATTCCACTTGGTCAATAACTGAAAAATCGGTTTATTCAATTCTTCTGTTACAGTTTGTATTCTCGCAGAACCATCTACATGAGTTACTGCTGGTACTTTACCTTTCTTTTCTGGAAGTAACCAAGCATTAAATAACATATATGGTGATGAAGTTTTGGGGATGTCATACCAATCGTGTACATATTCCTCTAACATAATGGGTGCGTAAGGCCTCCATCCTTCTCTATGTTTTACTCTTTCATTAATATAATCTTTGTTATCAGGAAGAGTAGGATTTGCGAGTATAGATCTATTTCCCAATGCTCTTGGGCCAAATTCACTTTTTCCTTGAAACCAACCAATTATTTTATTTTCTAATAAATCTTCAACGATAAGATCGCATAATTTATTGAAATCTTTATAATATTTGTAATTCATTTATTTAAATTTTTTAATTTATCTGGATAATGTCGATGCTGACCAAAAAATTGCCAAAATACAACTTGAGAAAGTCGTTTTTTATCTTCCAATTCATTAATATCAAATAAAGCCGAATGAAATAATCCTGCCATATAAGATACCATTTGATTAAATTTGCCTTCAGATCTCCATAATAGTTCCCATTCATCATTAGATTCAAGTATACATTCATTATATTTTAAGGGTGTGGGATGTAGCTCTAATACTCCCAATTTAGTTTTCATATCTTGTTTTGAAAGTTCTTCCTTATCACATAAGTAATCCATTTGAAAATCATCTTGAGGAAAACCAATACATTGAGACTTTTTATGTTTATATATGCCTGTACCATTAGTCTTTATATCGTCTTTGCTTAAATAAATTATAGAGGTACAGGCATTAAAATCTGCATGAGGAATATAAGATTCTTTTCTTTGATCTCCTGTTACACCATATTTTTTATCTTGGTGTATAGTGTTTAAACAAAATTGATTATTATTAGTAACATCCGAAAGCCCTTCTATGGGAATTCGATCATACAATTCTAATTTATGTAAAATAATCATAGCTAAACTAGTTAAAAAATTTTCATTTGCTATAAAATTATCAATTGTAAATCTATTACCATAATGTTTTTTGCCCTCAATATCTGCAACTGGTATAGGTAATCTATCTACAAAATCATACATTTTATCTGGATCTTTATATACATTATCTATAATAAGAACTGGATATGTCTCTGCAATCATTTCAACTCGTATTTCCATGTTTGAACTCAATTCAAACAAAGATAAATTATCTGCAAAATATTTCATATTATTCTCCTTTGTAATTTTCTAAACATGTTTTTATATACTCATTACTGTATGATGGTCCCAAACAGCCTTGATTTTTTGGTAATACTAAATTTTCTTCCAGACGGAATGCAGTCCATACAGCGCCCCCAAAAGATAATCCATCATCATTAGGTGCAGTGTTTACATGAACATCTTCATATATACCCTCAGAAATAATTTTGGAATTAGTTAATATGTTTAATGCACATCCCCCACCAAGACATAATTTTTTCTTTTTAAATTTTTTGGGTATATTTTTTAATATTAAAAGTAAATATTTTTCAAAATTATATTGTAACCAAGCTGCCATATCTTCTGGCGTATAATCGGAACTATGATCTACTATATGTTTTTTAGTTTCCTTATTAACAGTAATTTCAGGAAAAATTTCCGTGATATATGTTTTTCCGTTAACAGTAGTTTCAGGAAAATCATTATCTAATTTTTTGAAATCAAAGATATCAGGAGCATCTAAATTTTCATGATTGCCGTATGCAGCCAATCCCATGATTTTACCTGGAAAGATTTCTCTCAATACAGGATTATCATACGGATTTAAATCAAATTCTTTAATTTTACTATTATAATCAGTTATATCAACAAAATCATCAAATGAATGAATATTTAATACCGACCTCATAATTTTAGTATAATTTTCAGTATTTTCATCTATATCATCTCCAACATACGTTAACATTCCTACAGAGGATGGAATTATCCCATTTACTTTCATTTCATATATCATTATAGCATATTCTGAATAAATTCCTCCAAATAAATTTGTATGATTTTCATCTATATAAGTATTGTGAATATTAGTAAGTTTTTTATCTTCAAGTGTGCCATTAAAGAAAGAAGTATTATTTAACTTAGGCTGATCATATTTTTGATCTGGATGAAAATCACCTGCTCCATCAAATGTAAAAACATTAGCTTCTTCAAAACCTGATGTTAAAAAAGCAGCGGCGGCGTGGGCAATATGATGATCAAGAGTTAGTATACGTGCATTAGGAAATAATTCTCTTAATTTTGTTGTTAAATATCCATGTAACTTATTTGAATAACTTAATAATACCGCCGGAGAAACATATGTTATTACATCAATATCATCATTTGTTAAATTATTTTCCGTTAAAAGTTTTTTTATAGTATTTTTGGGATAATTACCATCATGTTTAATTCTTGTCATTCGTTCTTCTGATAATGCACCTTTTAATTCCCCATCAATAACTAATGTAGCGCCGGAGCCATGAACCCAATAATCTCTATCATCAATCATGCTCCAATTACCATCCCATCCAATAGATCCAGATATTCCTAATATATTCACAAATTATCTCCAAGCAGGGCCATAAACCCAAGCATTAACTACGTATCGTACCCCACTTGTTACATTCGATACACGATGTTTTAAAAAAGAAGGAAACATTATCATTGATCCTTGTTTCCGGCCATCATAATCAAGTGTACCTTCTGGTACATCAAAAAACTCTACATTGCCGCCCTCAAAATCTTTTTCTCCATCACTAATTATACAAGTCATCGTAAGTTTTCTTATCAAAACATCTTCCTTATCTGCTTGTTGAATCCACATATCATCAACATGCCAATCAAAGTGTGGAAGGTCTTTTGTATCTAGGTTATGATCCGCATCATATTTTATAATTTGTATATCAGATACTTTATCGGGACAATCAACTTTAAATATAGTTCTATTAATCGTTTTTAAATATGTGTTCATAAGACTTGCCATTTGATTTAATGAATCTAATTTATGTTTCTCACCACGCTGTGTACAATTCAGATCTGCATTAATTTCACAAGTTCTTCTTGAGGGATGCCACGCCTCTCTCAAAAAAGATTTTATGTCAGGCGTAACTGGATTATACACTTTAGCTTCAACAAATTCTAAAGTTTTAAAATCTTTTATTAATTGTTCACAGAAATCTTTTGAAAAAGCTTCTAAATTTGTATAAAAAAATTGATTATTTTGATTATGTTCTTCGGCCATTTATATCTTTCCTGCAGGTTCTAATTTACTCTAGCAAATCTTTCTTCCGCATCTTTTTCTTTTATTGAACTGTCATAATCCGGAACACCAAATGTTCTTTCACATTCATGACAATCATAACATTGAGATCTACAATTTAAAAGTATTCTATTCAATCTCTTACCCTTTTCTGATAACCAAATTTCATCTTGTAAATGTTCATCATGATATTTTTGATATCTATCTTTTGTTAAATTGGCCTCTTCTGCCATTGGTGTAAGTATTAACCATTGATCAAAAGGAATTGCATTTATCTCATAAACATCACTAAACGATGAAGCAATTAAAGAATCAAATCTTCTCATCAATTTTACATTCTGGTTTTTAATTTCATCTTCAGTAAAACGATTATATAATCTACCATCAAATCTTCCAGAAGTTTTTAATATGTCAACGCCTCCCACTTTTTTATCTAAATACTGATCCAACATTTCTTTATCAGTAGTAACCATATCAATTCCATTTCTTGGTAATTGATCCATTTTATCAGATTTCCAATTATTACATGAAAGAGATGATAGAGCATTATCACCACCCCAATAGTTTCCACCTATAACTGTTGATGCCATATCATGTTCTAATTTAAAGGGACAACGATATAAACATCCTTCTGATACAAGAAGCGAAGTTCTTATTGGTCTTTGCTGCCTTTGTATAAGTTTATTTATGCGCCGCAACTCTTTAATGTTTCTATTTAATGAACGATCAAGAAGTATTGTGTCATATCCAATTCCTATTGTATCGGCTACTTGTTGTCCATCAGATATTATATGATTTACAGTATTTTTCCACTTCATGTCAGGACATCGATGTTGTAGTTTCATTGTCCTCATTAAGTGTTTGGAAGATATAGTACAACTTCTTAATCCGCGATCATAATAACCACCAACCCATTCCACAAATTCATCTTGCAATGTTTGATCTAGAATCAATTCATCTGGCCAGACTGTCTGATTTATTGTAAGAGAAACTTCAACTCCTAGTTCTTCTTGTATTCGTAGAAGATTAGTTATATGTTCATCCGTTGCTTCTTGTCCCATTGCATTACCAAGAAACTTACGTTGTCTCCTAAATGTATAATAGAAGTTTTTCCCAAAATATATGTCCTCTATTTCATTTAAAATAGATTGAGGAGTATTCTTTAAAATCAAATAATAATGATTTGGACAATTTTCCATATCCTTTTCAGGATGTGCAATTGAAAATCTTTTTTTGAAATTCATAAAACTTCCTCTATTTTACTAAAAATTTCTTTAGGGGGAATATCATTGTACATGTTATTACTACATGACATATTTGTTAAAAAGTCATATCCTACACGCTTATAACTTTGTTGTGTTTCATTCCATAATACAATGACTTCTTTTGTTTTATTAGTGGTAGCTGCCAAGTGCATTAATGATGAATCAATACAAACTATAAATTTAGCCTCATTTATCAAAGACACCATATCTAATACTCCCCCATAATCTGGAGGATCATAAGTTATTGTATTAGAAGGTTTGTGATCCGTATCCCGCCGTAAACATATAATATCTAAATTTAAATCACGTTTAATTTTATGAATTAATTTTTCAATTAATTGAGGATGATATGATTTTATATTAAAACTACTTTTATTTTCTCCTGCATACGTATCATAATAATTAGGAGCAGCAGTAAGTTGTACAATACAATAATCATTTTGTACCTTTTCACTTAAATATTTATGCGTATTATCTATACTTGATTTGTTATTCAAATAGGGTTTGTTTATTACATCTTCAATTCCATAAGCTTGAGTCCAACTTTCTAATACATGTTTATCTTTATGTTGTAAAAAATCAGAAAAATATGGTTCGTGATAAATTATATCATCATATATTTTTAATTGTTCATAATAATGGAAGTGTAATAAAGATTCTATACGATCTATGTTTTCGTTATTATGAAATACTAAAGGCCAGGGAGTCATCACAGAAATTTTTTTCCCATATTTGGCATTTAATTTTTCTATAAGTGATGTCCATATTATACTTTTTCCCAATCCACCAACAATAACAAATAAAGTACTCATTATACAACTTCCTTTATCTTATTAAGAATTTCTTCGGGGGGTAGTTCAATACATAATTCGTTTTCATCAATAATGTTAGTTTGTTGAGGATAACCAATTCGGCTAGGGGTGGTTTGAGGTTTATTCCAAAGAACGATTGTTTTTTCATCTTTATTTGTTGCGGCCGCAAAATGCATTAAAGCTGAATCTATACATACTACAAATTTGGCATTATCAATAAGAGGTATTATTCCTAATGTGTCTATTTCTGTACGAGATCTAAATGTTATAGTATCTGATGGCTTTGGTTCATTTTCATATCTAAAACAAACACATTTTAAATTAAATTCATTTTTTATTTTACGATTTAATTTTTCTATTAAATCTGGCCTATAATCTCTTGGACAAAGTTTATGTTCACCATGTCTAGAAGCACCACCAATAAATTGTATTACATAATAAGGATCTGTTAATGATTCACTTAGTTCAAACTTTGTAGTAGAAGCGATACTGTAATCTATAATTGGTTTAGGGGGAATTCTTTCTATACCATAAGCATCTGCCCAATAATCTAACATGTGGAGATTTTCTTCTTTTAGATAATCTGATAAGTATGGTTCATGATATATGATATTATCATATTTTTCTAAATGGGGGAAATGTCTAAAATCGAGAAGAGGTTCAATATTTTCTATTTGATCATTTATTTCAAAAAGAAAAGGCCAAACTGTCATTACAGATATTTTATCTACCTCATCTTTCTTACAAAGACTGGGTATTAAGGATGTCCAAAGTAAGGTTTTACCTAGCCCACCCGTTACAACATATAAGTTTTTCATAATATTGAATTTATTTCATGTACTACTTCATCTAGTAGTGGCCAGACATCTTTTCTAGCATTTTCTGGTAAGAGACAACATCTTTGATTTAAATCATCTGGAACATAAAAACTTCCTTTATCAATACATGGAGGTTGGCCACAATGGCGTATTGCTTCTAAATTTATATTATGTTCATGTCCATGTGTTTTAGGATTAGAACTTCCCCATAATACAATACCTTTTTTATTTGAATGTAATGATAAGTGAGTAACAATAGAATCAATAGCAACAAATGTATCTGTACGTTCAATCAAATATGCAACTTGTCGAATATTAAGTTTATCTCTCAAATCAAGAAGATTATCAGCACGGATATTAAAATCTGGAACTATTCTTGAGGGGTGATCCTGAGATGGTTCTTCTTTTGTTCCAACTTGAATAAAATTAACATTAGGTAATGATGCTGTTAAGTCATACCACCATTCATAATTAGGTGTTTTCCCATAAGGAAATTTATAAGAATGTCCTGTATGTAAAACTATATTTGGATTTTTAGCAAGATTTAGAAATTCATCTACTTGATGTTTTTCTTCGTCAGTTAGATTTAAATGGAAGACATTGGGGAAATTATCTCTATCTAATACAATATCTAAATTAGAAGAGACAATATCCCAGAAATGTTTTTTAGGGGGGTAAAATAAGGTAATACCATATTTTTGAATATCCCAATTATAAACTTTATCAAAGCGGTTTATCGGATATTCAGTTTCAAAAATATTAATATAATTATCAAACCAAGTTTTATTATATGTAATATCTTTTATTGTATCATTTGATAATAAAGTGATATTATCGTGTTCATGTTTTTTTCTTAATGCATCAAATATAGGGAACAATAGATAAAAATCACCTATACCACAAGAATCGTGATAATAATATAAAATGTTTTTCATAATATAATTTAACTTAATTTTAACTTAAGGCGCAGTCATATCATAATCGCAAGTGTTAAGATATTCACCTTCAACAACCCATTTGTTGCCTGCTGTGAACTCCGAAATAGGATCGACACCTTCTTTGGGAGTCTGTGCCATTGGATCTGCAGGCAAAGTAGGATCATATATGTCTAGGTCTACTACCCTACATGTAACGTGAGGTACTTCTCCTATTTGTTTTAAGATACTACACCATCCAGGCGGAGGATTTGGTTGTTGAACACCTATAAGCCAGTCTGAAGTACCACTAAAGCTAATTTGTGTTTTGTCTCCTAACACAATATCCATCCATGCCTTGCGATACTTTTTCCAATTAGAGACTTCTTTTTCTGTACATCCCCAGGGATTATCTTCTGAAATAAAAGATCTCGTATTATGCAATTCATTTCTTGCTATTGTTATTAATAAACCATAGCGATTTTTTCTAGTTTCCTGCCGCCATTCGGCGGTGTGTTGTTCAGGTACGGCCATGTTTAATTCTCCCTATCCTTCTGATTCAGATACATCTGCATAACCATCTAAAGTTTTTCTAACTAACAAAGGGGGCAAATCATCCTCTGTTCTAACAATGAAATCCCATCCTTCAGGAATTACTGGTATATCTATACCACCTAACATCATGTCATTTTGAGTTACTATGTGTGTGCCACTTAAATCTGATTGAGCAAGATCTGCCCATGCTTTGCGATAGGCTTTCCATGCAGTAAGTTCGGCTGCAGTACAACCCCACGGATTATCTGAATCCACTAACTGCTGTGTCATTTCTATTTCAGCCACTGCACGCAAGAAAATCTTATATCGTATATCAGACATGAAATTTTTATCTGTCGCTGCTGCCATTTTAGTTCCCTTTATTTTATTATTTAAATTTAATTATTATATAATTAATAATTTGATTCTTCTTCATAATATAACCATGAAGTAACTGTAAAACCTGCAGGTACTATTTGAGTCCAAGATGTAGAACCATTTACTCCTATAGCTGTACAGATAGCTGAATAACCTCTAGCAGATCCATAACCATAGCCGTAACCGAATCCATATCCATATCCAAAACCATATCCGTAGCCACCTATTCCACAATATCTTGCACAATAATGAGCACAATATCTAGCACAGTAATGAGCACAGTAATGAGAACATGTGTGTGGCACCCAGCTACAATTATAAAGAGTGCCTCCGGATGTTCCGCTATCTGCAGCACCGGAAGTTCCACTATCTGCACCACCGTCTGTGCCAAATCTCGCATGAGTTGCAGCTGAACCTGTTGCTGTGCTGGCGGTTTTGGCTGTGGTCGTTTCACGAGCTTCTAATAATTTACAAACACCATGTGCTAACCATGTTTTTCCTACAGGGATCGTAGTTGTTGCCGCAATGGTTGGTAAAGTTCCACTATTAATTGCGGATTTAAATACTACACCTTCCTTATAATCTACTGTTCCTGACATTTTTTCCTCATCTTACTGTTAATTAATCTCTTCTTCATAATACAACCAAGTTACAACTGAAAATCCAGTAGGTATTATTTGTGTCCAAGAAGATGAGCCATTTACTGCTATTGCTGTACAAGTGGCGGAAAATCCTCTAGCTGAACCATATCCATAACCATAACCAAATCCGTAACCATAACCAAATCCGTAACCATAACCACCTATTCCACAATATCTAGCACAATAGTGTGCACAGTATCTTGCACAATAATGAGCACAATAGTGAGAACATGTATGAGGGACCCAACTACAATTCCAGAGAGAACCACCAGAAGTTCCGCTATCTGCAGCACCGGAAGTTCCACTATCAGCTCCACCTTCTGCCGCAAATCTATTATATGTAGTGGCAGATCCTGTCGAGGTTGATGAGACTATCGTCCCACCTGAAACATCACGAGCTTCTACTAATTTACATACACCTTGTGCTATGAAAGTTTTACCAACAGGTACACTTGATGTAGTTATAGTAGGAAGTGTTGCATTATTAATAGCAGCTTTAAATATTACTGAAGCAACTGAAGAATCTATTACGCCTGATCCTGATTCTGTTCCTAATACACCTGAAGTTCTTCCCATATTATGTCCAGTCCTGATCGATGTAACTTGTCACAATATCAATGTCACAAGTTCCTCCTGCAGTAAAATTTAGCTCATCCGTACCCGATAATACGATCCTGTCATTAAATACAAATGTCTTGTTTGCGCCCAATGACTGGTCTGAAACAATTTCATAATCTGTGCCTCCACCGTCATCGGATATGTATAAGTTGAAAGTTTCCGGATTCCCTGCAGTTTCACAAACAGAAATACTGAGAATAGTATATATGTGGTTAGCAACACCATTTACTAGTGTTATTTCGTTCGCGTCAGTTCTTGTTGATAGATTCACTTTTAAAACTTCGGTTCCAGATCCGCTTGGAATTGCCATTGATATTCTCCTTTATCTTGTTATTCAATACTATTTATGCTTTTTTTTATTTAAACTATTTATACTGCCTACATTCCAAATGCAATGGCCGCATGTGTAGATTGATGATATACTGAACACCCACCCTTAACACTTAATCTTCCTGTTACTACTAATTCATCCTTTGATTGATCCCATGTCATATTTCTTCCGGAAGTGTCACCAAAAAAGCTAACATCATATCCAGTACCATCGATTCCCACTGCCAATACACCGGCTTGATCTATCGACATACGTTTTGTACCAGCAGTATAGAAATCTAAATCATCGTTATCTGCACCGGCTGAAGTTTCAGCTATAATCTTTGTATCTTGGTCAACATCAATAAGTCCACCAAGTCCTGCCCATGTTGATCCACTATATCCTTCAAAACCACTTGTTGTAGTATTATATCTTATTCCACCTTGTACAGAAGGACCTCTATTGGAAGTTGTTCCAACTGGAACAACTATCGTTGATGTTCCAACAAATTTTGCTACACAATTCGTAGAATCTTGTGTTACTACAAGTGGAACTGCTGCTGTTGCTGAGGCGTGATTATTATGGATTGTTACTAAACTTCTTGTTCCAGTATCAGCTGAATTCGAATCTATTACCAAAGCCGAACCAGTAGTTAGTCCGTCCATTGACATATTGATACCAATACCAGTAGTAGCAGAATCTGCTGTAATGTCAATAACTTTTCCAGTAAGTGTTCCAGTAGTTGAAATATCAATTGCTTTACCAGATGTCAATCCGTCCATTGACATATTAATACCAGTACCAGTAGTAGCGGCATCTGCTGTGATATCAATAACTTTTCCTGTTAGTACACCAACAGAGGATACTTCTAATGTTGTTCCACTAGTATTAATAGCTGCAATCTTAGCAGTGTTTGTCGTAGTTTGTTCTGAATCTATTTCAAGTGCATACCCACCAGCTGCGAGATTCGTATCAATGAATAATCCTCTTCCTGCATCGGCTTGTACTGTAAGTGCAGTTGCGCCTGTTGCTGATGCGTGATTTTGAATTATACTTGCTACACTTCTTGTACCAGTATCAGAAGAATCTGAATCAACTGAAAGAGCAGTTCCTGTGGTAAGTAGATCAGCTGATATAGAAAAAGCTGTGGCGGTTGTTGCCGCATCAAAATCAAACTCAACTGCGGTTGTAGTAGCTTGTTCTGCATCAATTTTAAGTGCGGGACCACCTGCTGCTAGATCAGTATCAATAAGTATACCTGTTCCTGCGTCAGCTTGTATCTTAAGTGCAACCGCTCCCGTTGCTGATGCATGATTTTGAATAATATTTACTAGATTTCTGACACTAGTATCAGAAGAATCCGAATCCACATAAATTGCTGACCCTGTGGTGAGTGCGTCAGCAGAAATATCTATAATCTTTGATGTGGTTAATGAATCGGCCACAATATTAAGGACATCAGCATCTTGTTGACTTGCTGTAATATCTATAGCTATTTGATCTGTATCCCCCGAATTAACGGAAATAGCGGGTTTACCTGAATCTGATTTTTGTGTAACTCCAACATGGCCTGTCCATGTATTAGCCCAAAGCATTGTAGTATTACCTAAATTAAAGGTAAGGTTTGCATTTGGAATTACACTAGAATTTATATCGGCTGTGAATGTTATTTGATCTGTAGCCGCATCACCAAACTGAAGATTACCACTTATTGTGGTATCTCCATCTGTCGTGATATCTCCATGAACCCTAAGATCTTCTCCTATCGTTACACATTTGGCGATACCAACCCCTCCTGCTGTGATAATTGAACCGGTAGTATTACTAGTGGAGTTTGTTGTGTCAAGTAACTTCAAGAAATTCGACATTCCATCAGTTTGTGTACCAACAAGAACCTCGTTGGTTTTAACTCTCCATTGATCAAAGGTATCGGTTAATGCTACATTGGCACTCATTTTTTATGACTCCTTATTGGTTATAAATTCTTTAAGAAGAGTTTTGATTTCAAGCATTTCCTCTCTCACACTTGTAAGTTCAGCTACTTGCGTTCTTAATATATTTATATCATTTTGCTGGTTCTGAAAATACACTCTTTCTCGTCTATGTTGTTGTAAAGCATTATAATCAGTATTTAAGAGTGCCTTAGAGTGGACATCTCTCATAAATTTTGGATCTTCTGTTTGTACTTGTTGTACCATATTAATCTATTGCGATTGCTCGCATATCCTTTACTCTTGGCATATCATAAGTAGTATCTGCAACCAGTGCTATTTTAACTGAAAACACCTTAAAGGTTTCATATCGTATACTGTTTGATGTATATGCTGCTGTATCTGCAGGAGTTTGATAAATAAATTCTTTAATATCATCTTTTCCTTTAGAAATTGTTCCTGTAGAAGTTTCTTGTGTCATTAATGTATAATTTTTCAAATCGAAATCTTCAGGATCGTCAGAGTTTTTGACTTTATAATATACGTGAACAGCTGTGCCCAAAGGTTTATATGCATTAACAATAACTTTAATATCTGATGCATCGAAACCATCTTTAAGAGTAACCCTTCGCGAAATATATTTTGCTGATATTGGGCCACCACTATTTCTTTCTTCTCCTGTACATTGTACTGCTGTATTAATTGATCCAGCTCCAGAAACGGTAGACATTGTAACTGTTGGATTGGAAACATATCCCGAACCAGTATCTACTACCACAACATTAGAAACATATCCATTAGCAACTAAGACTGTCATCTTAGTATTACTTCCGGCTGCTCCAGTTACTGCATTTGTTTGTGCGTTTGGATTTGCCCATATCAGACAACCATTAGTAAATGCTCCAGCTCCAGTAGTGGCTATGGTTTTGTTATTCGCATTTGTTTTTATGGTAACTGAAGAAACGTTCTTTGAAGTGTTTCCTTCTAAGTGAGTAATCGCTGAGACAATTCCATATACTCCACTATTGTTTGCATTTGTATCAGATGCTACGTTACACATTACAGCTTCACCAACAACGAATGCGCCAGGATTACTACCATTGATTGTATAACCACCATTGGCACTTACAAGAGAGGAGGGACTTGCTATAGAATTAACATTCATTGTCACTTCAACATGAACATTTACTGTTGCAGTATTAGTAGTTCCACCACTTGTTATAGTTGCAGTATATGCAGATGACATAACGTTCACATAACCTGAACCTTTAGTTGTTATTGAAAAATCACTATCTGCAAGTCCGGCATTATCAACCCAATTTTCAACAGAAATTAAATTCATTCGATCTAAATCAATAACAGGTGATACGTGTGAATTAGTAGATTTCATTTCTGCTCTAACTCTAAAAGATCCATTAGTAGTTGCGACCACACGTTTTCTGTCTGTTAGTTCATAGTTCTGATCTGGACTAAATTTAACATAAGAAGCAGATCCTTCAGTACCATCAGCTAATGCAAATGTACTATTAGATGCTGCATACTTCCATTGAATTTCTGTATCACTAAAATCTATAGTAGAAGTTCCCACTTTGATTATATCTGCTTCCACGTTTGCGGTATTTCCTGTAGCGGCATTTGCATAAGTAATAAATTTTGCAAAGTTTGTATCACCCCCCGCACCTATAGTAAAATCAGCTCTCTGTGCATTAAACATAATATACTTATTTGAATCAGCTTCCCATACCCCCGCGTTCTGTGGTTTATAATATGATCCCACAAATACAGGTTTAGATATTTTTGCAATAGATCCTGTAGATGATTTTCCTTCTTCTGCTATGTGTACAATATATTCTGTACTATTTGATGTAAGAACTATTGCATATTCATCAGGTGTCAGATATACAGGTGCGTCAAAAGTAAATGTTGTTTTTGTAGTTGTGTTTGCTACTGCGGAGTTTGCTATAGTTGATGCCTGTACTCTATCTGGATTTAATGAAACTTCACTAAAAGGTAATACTTTAGAAGCACTTGGAAAACCATTAACAACCGGCCTTAGTTGTAATTTAATCGGAAGTATAGTATCCTTTGAATAGAAATGTAAAGTGACATTTCTCAAAAACAATCCTTTAGGGTATGCGTTTGGATCAACATGAAATGTTTGACATAATGGATTAACCCATGAAGTCTTTTCTGTTGAACGTGAAGTAGTATCTCTGACAATAGCAGTATCATTAGGAAGTTCTCTCTGATTTATCGTTTCTCTTGTAGAGATTAATAACTGTTCACGATTCTGTAAAATTCCTTTTGTTGCAAAGGTTGATTCTGATGCAGTAATAGTAGATTCAACATTATTGAGTGCACTATCTGTAATTCTAAGAAGTTTATTTCCTGATCTCCATGTTGCATCTGGAAGATGGAATTCACCTGCAATCTGTCCAGTATCATCAGTTTGCATAATACCATTAGCTACACCCAATGCATAGTGTACACGGGCCGAAACGTTTGCTGTTGCTGTACTTGTTACTCCTTCTACGTTATTCGCAACAGTAAATACGTGAGTGTCATCTCCAATAGTGGATGTTCCAAATGATTCACGTTCACCTTCTGACAATCCATTTGCTGATGCATAGGGTGCAGAGTCTGTAGATGAAGTATTTCCTGTTACGTTTGAAATGAAAACTGTAGCGGTATTATTATACGTATTAGATGACAACATAACTGTTCCATAGTTATTCGCCGCATCTTTCATTGTTTCACCAACTTGAAAGTTACCATTAACAGATATAAGAGATAACTTACTTGCTGGTCTAATATACGCAGATACATCAGTTTCACTAAAATACACATAACAGTTAGTAAGTGGTTGTAATCCCGTTGCTGCAAAGAAAACAGTTTGTCCTCTTACATACGGTACAACTGTCGTATCAACAACTTTATTACCTATAGATTTAAGAACCGATTCAGGAGGAGTATTGGCACTAATTCCAACTCTTGATTTGGAATCATTCATCTCTGCCGTACTTCTATTTGCTTTTCCTGTCTTACCAGTTTTATCTACACCAGCTTGTGGTTGTTCTGTTACTTGTTTCCCTGTCCAGTTAGTACTCCAATCATCATACTGAGAACCAAATCCTGTTCTACCAGTAGATGGACTTAATGCCCAATTATCATTTTGACTTTCCAAGTTTGTTGTAACATCAGGTCTCACTCCTTGTGAAAACCATGTATCAGAAACAGGATATGTTCTTATTGCTCCCATCCAATTTGTAATATTAAAAGGATTGAGGGATTGAGTACTGCTTGAAAGTGGTTGTGTAATAAAATCAGTATTAATATAAGGTAAGGTAACTAGATCTCCTGTCTTTGTTACGTTATTACTATATGCTAAACTATATGTCATTCGATGGTTATCATAATAGAACCCTGGCCTCATTTCTTTCTTTGCATATTCTACTGAAATATTATAATCATCATTCATTACATCACCTACAGAGTGTCCACTAAAAGAATCGACTAATATACCATTCTTAAATGATGTTCCTGTTGGATTGAATAATGAATCTCTTGCAGCAGTAGTAGAAAAATTCCTTGCCGCGGTTTCTTTTTCTAATATGGTTAGAGCAGTATAATATTCTATTCTTTCAATTCTCTTTTCCAATTTACCAATATCTCTCATGGTAAATCGTTTATTGTCAACATAGCGTGTAGTAATGTCTGTAAGATTAAACGTATATGCTGGAAGATTCAATGAATACAATGTCATCGAATCTTCATCATCTGGAGGTGCTACTGGATTAAGGCCTGATTCTCCTCTAAGTATTTTGAATTTTCTATCTTTGGTGAGAACTATTTTATCTACCCTTGACAAATAATAACTGAACGTTGAAGTAATTTGTCCGTCTGGATCAGGTGTAGGAATACCTTCAATCGCTAATGTATCAGCCATATCATTATCGGCATTTTCTCTTCGTGGTCTAAAATCTACACAGTCTCTTAGGTTTACTGTTTCTCCTGTTGTTGGAGAAGTAAAGTCTGGAATTACACTATAACTAAATGTTTTTGTACTGGGTGCATCTATTCTATTATAAGATCCTGTTGTTGGATAAGAATCTACAGAGTGATAACCTTCGCCACCATCCCAATTAAAATAATCGACAACAACCATAATTTTACCTGCAGGTCCTGGCTGGCCAGCTTTTAACTTAATAGTTGCATGATCATAAAAGTTATCTCTTTGTCCAGATTCGAATGTATATCTATCTGTAATGTTATTAGCAGTTGCTGTCATCATTGCCGGTGTGACATGAATAAATGGTTGTCCTGAATCCACAACTTTAACCAAATTAAATGCGTCTGAAACAGGAATAGTGTCCGTTCCGGTTTGTGTTTGATTTGGAGTTTCAAAATAGAACTGTCCAGATGCAGTAGAGTTTGTGGGTACTGCGGGTGTTCCAGTAGTTGCAACAATAGATGATCCATTTCCTGAAACTAGTGTTTTTGTTCTGGGTCCAGGCTCTTTCTTAATTGAGGAACTTTCTACTGTATAGATAACATCTGCTACAAAAACCGCGCTGGTGTTACAATATATGTCTACTGTTTGTCTTGTACCATTAATTTCAACCGGTCTAATCGTTGCACCTGCATCATTGACTGATCCTAAGTCAAGATAATTTCCTGTTGTTAATACTCTTGCTATTGTTGCTCCGCTGTTAGGAAGAGTAGTACCAGAAGCAACTGCATTAACAAATGTTTGAGCAACATTAGGGGTTTTAACAACTACAATGAAATTTTCTTTTGCATTAGTTGTAGATAACGTTCCACTACTTGGCATAAATCGATAATTGGGATTAGATAACGAAATTGATAATTTTCCGGATGCATCCGATGAAAGTGCTTTCTCAACTTTCTTAAACGCGTAACTAACTGTATTACCTGTTCCTGCGGTTTCTTTAATTGGACTTTGAGGTAATGGAAAGACAAGAGAATTCTTATCTGTATTAGATAAGATTGTATTACCTGAACCACTACTATTATATTTTCCACCATCGGCAATGTCGGCGTGAGTATTAATTGAAGGGGGATTGCCTAATGTTGCTGTGGTTATAGATTCTACATCTTTGATTTTAAAATCTATATCATAGGTAGTATTAGCGATAGATGCTTGAGTCAATACTGAATTTGCTACAACCCAATGACCAGAAGAATTAGAATAGTAATCATCTACAACTCTTACATCACTAGTAACATCAATTCCACTTGTTGTATTAACTGTAATAGTTGCTCCAGTATAAGCATCATTTACATAAGAAGTGGTGGCAGTAGCCAATTGAACGATTCTGGTATTTGCACTTGCTCCACCAACCGTGCCTGTGATATTATTTGAAGTATTAACATCCCAAAGATATAATCTGTAATTAGAGTGATTTGTGTCTGCATTGTCAGTATTTCCAGAACTTGTGTCCCAGTCCATACTACGTACTCTTGCAGTTCCTACTTCGGTTGCCGAGTATGTAGTATTATTGGTTAAGTTAATCGAGGCAAAAGGTACTGAGTGCATTTGACACACTTCAGACGAACCCACATCAAACAAACTACTGGCAGTATCAACCACAAGATAGTTTCCTATTTCTGAAGTCATACTATAACTAGTAACAGTTTCAGTATCCCTACCTTTATCTACATCAAGATATTGAGTATCAATACTCTCGTATTCGTAACCCTTTACATAAGCCTTACCTACATCCAAACCTGCATTAATTTCAGACTCGTTGTAAATTACTGCTCCGCCTGTATTTGTGGGAAGAGTTGTTTGTACTGTTAATCTTGTATTATTTGCAATTGCAGTAATGGTTGAAGTTGTAGTATTAGATCCAAGAAATATTTCATCTCCAATATCCAATTCTGTTAGGAATAGAGTATTATTTCCATGTACTGTAGTGCCATCAACACCCGATGCTACCGTTGTACCAGAAATTCCTCTATGAACTTTTAGATCTAAATTAAATGGAGTGATTGTATAATCGCCAGATTCATCGTGTGTTCTCCTTGCCAAAGTTTTTTCAAGTTCACCATACATGGGGTACTTGACTTCTTCTTTCTTAACACCATTAATAACTTTTAATAGTTGTATGAAGCTTTCATCTGCAAGTTGAAAAACGGGATCTGATGAGGAAAGTGCTTTATTCTTTAATGCTAACTCAATCTTATATCTTGCGGCTCCTGGCGCTGCATAGTTATAAGTACCTGATGCGGGATCAAGTAACGTATTATCATCATCACTTGTTTGAGTTGATTCTGTAATTTGTAATCCAATTCTCCCAGAAGGAGCTTCAGAATAAGCATCTAAAATTATAGTATTCGCGGGAGTAAATAGAAAGAATCCACCAACATAAAATACACCTGTATCGACACTAACAACTGAACCATTACCGGTTGCACCAGTAATACCAGAAGCTCCTGCAGCACTAACAACTGTAGCTTGGACTGCTCCTGCTGCAATTGTTTCGCCGTCATCGAATGTGTCACCTGACAAGTAATGAAACATTAACGTAGGTTGAGTACTTGAAGTAGCTGCCTGCGAAGCTACTATCCGTGCTCGCGCATTGGAAGTCGCGCCAATTATAGTTGTTCCGGTGAAGGAAGCGGCGTTAATATTAACTCCAGATTCTTGGGTTTCTAATTTTAGAGATTTAACATCAGTATCTAATGTTACTTCTCCACCAAGAACTTTACTTCCATCCTTAAACATGTGTTGACCATACCGCTCAATTTGTTTTTGAAGTATGGTCTGTAATTGTGTTACTTCCCTTGCTTGAACTGCATACCCAGGTCTAAAAAGTATACGATAATAATTCGAATTCTCGTCATAATCATCATAGTACGGCGTAACATTGAAATTAGTAGAAAGTGGCATTCAATCTATCCCCTAGTATATAAATGATTAGAATTCAATAATTAACTTAACATCTTCTATTTGGTCATCAGCTCTTGTTACTGGTGAACGGTTCTCAATGTAAAGAACATCACCAGAGAACTTTTCAAAATCACCACCAGCTACACCATTTGTGTTTGCTGACGCTCCTCCTGCTCCAGTAATTGTTTCGTTTGTTTGAAATGATCCTGCGATGGAATCATATCCAGTAGTAGTGTTTGCTCCCATAGTAACATCAACTAATCTTAGAGTTGTGTTATTCTTGAAGTCAACAACTTTACCAGTAGCCGCCGATTGTGAACCCGTTACAAGTTCATCTTCAGCAAATGCTGTACTATTCCAAGATTGAACAGTTATAGTTACACATTGGTCAGCCGATGAAGCGGTTGCTACATCACCATTGGCATACAATGGTTGTGCTAACAATCCAATTTTACGGAAGTCATTGTTTGTAGTAAAGTTTCCAGACTCTCCATATTCCAATCGACTGTTAACCATTACAAAAAATCCACCTAATTCCTCAATCGCGTCATCACCATGTCCACCACGTGGGCCGATAATTGGTGTAACTGCTCCTGAAGAACCAGCATTTGTAATAACTGTTGCTACGGCATTACCATAATTGTTACCACCGGCAACAACCACGATATCACCAATAACACCAGATGCGGTATTAGTGGCACGAACATTCGCGCCGTGTCCATCTCCAGTAATTACGATTTTAGGACCGATAGAATAACCATCACCATCTGCGGGAACGTTGGCACTTGCTAATGCAGGTGCAAAAGTTACCACTTTAGTACCAGATTGGAAATCGGTAATTGTTCCACCTTTTCCTGTTACTCCACTTCCTGAATCGGAAGTAAAGTAAATATCGTTGTTAACAATTTGATCAGTTGCTAAACCCGTACCTGTAATTTTACAAGTAGTTGTAGTTTCTGTATGACCAGATTGAACTGTTCCAGTTTCGAATGTGTATGCGCTTCCTGCAGTACCAACATGAACCACCTCAATGGCTCCGTTACCTGAAGTATTCGCTGCGATTTCAACATCATACTGAAAAGATGAATCAGTAGTATTTGCGATTGCAAGATTTGCTTTCCTCACCCTTTGAGTAGGAATGTAACTAGGTGTTACAAACTTAAGTGCTCTTGCTGCTGAGATCTGATACATGAACTTCCATTTGTGACTATCAGCAGTTGTGATAATGGCTGTTCCTGTTCCAGTAGGTTTGGTTGTGGATGTTCCACCAGCGTTGTTGTTGGCGAGACATTTGTATACGTTGTAGTCGTCTGTCATCACGTAATATTGTTGATCGAACAGAGAATTATTTGCGTGAGTATATGCAAAGTAATTTGATCCTGTTGTCCAATTATAACGTGGTGCAACGTGACTGACATCCGTTGATCCAATCTTCTTAGCTGCAATCATATCTCTCCAGTGATTGTAGACTGTATTGGAAATGGAATCAGTAGGTGTGGGCGGTGCAGTATCATCGGCCCAAGCAGTTACTTTACCAATGAATAAGTACATATTAGTATTAAGCAACCCACTAGCATCCGTAATAGCGGCGCCACTTGTAGTGCTGACTTCATCGAAAGCCTCTACAAACTGCTTTGCATTATGGATCCTGAATTTGTTAGTTACTATAGCAGGCATTTTGTTTTTCCTCCAAAAATTGCAATTTTATTATAGTTAAAAGTAAATATCACTCTTTAATAAGAAAGTTTAGTTTCTTGTTATATTTATATGATTTAAAATATTATTTGTATGAAACAACGGCAGTAGTTTCCACTTCCGTTGTTTGTTTCCAGCAAGGTACATAACCTGTACCTTCCCAATGTTTTCGTGTTACTGTTAGGGTATCATTATCTGTAATGGTGGCAACTTTAAATTCTCCTTTTTCAGTATGAACCATCTTATCACCTGTCTCTAAAAGAAGCGCAACTCCTGTAGAAAACTCTGAAAGTTCCATACGGAGTACTCCGCTTTCGTCTTCAAATTGGACATATTTACCATAATCAGAAGATTCATCAAGGAAGTTGTATTGTTCCTGTACTTCTCTATTTATTACATAACTTCCCAGTACATTAGGGGTATATGGATGAGCAGATTTTGCATTATCTTCAGCACCAATATACCACTTAAATGTATTAATAATATAGGCTTCTATTCCTAGAATAACATGATTTTGAACTTCTGCAATTGTTACATCCTCATGTGTTATAACCTCTAAGGTTTCAAATATTAAAGTATCTTCACTATCTTCTAGAATAACATTTTCATCTGAAGTTTGGAAAACATCTCCAACCGCAAGTTGAGTAGTAAATAAAGTTCCAATACCTTCTGCGGTTGTTGAATTTGCTGCAATTGATATTCCACCAGACAGTATACTGGGTGCCATGTAACTACTTTGTCCAGATTTTACGCCTGGTATTTGTGGAGTTACCATTATTCTATTAGGTGTAGCCCCCTCAGTAATAAAATATCCTGAACTATCTTCAAAGGCTAATATTTCTCCACCTAAATCCATTGTGATTTGGCGAGTACTAGATTTTACATGATCTTCCTCAGATATCATTCTTGATATAGAATTATCAAATTCACTACCTTCTGTTGCGTGTTCCCAAATAATGTGATCATCATTCTCACATCTTATATGATATCCTTGAGTATCATACTGAACAATTTTATGCTCGGAATAGAAGTTGTTCGCCGCTATTACATTTTCACTTTTGAAACGTGTACCATCTTCATTTAGAACACGATAACCATCTTCTTCCAATGCCAACAGATGTTTGCTTTGTCCGGCATAATCTACCAAATTCAATTCTAGCTCTTCAATATGATTACCACCCTTTACTGCACTCTCTTCTATAATTGCGTAAGTGGAATCTTCAAACCAAAGGTGGGAGTCATCTTCCATCTTTAGGTGATAATATAGAGAATCATAATGCTCTGTCTCTACTTCTACTAAAGGAGTCTTTACAATACCTTCTTCAGATAAGACTCTTGTACCATCTTCATACCATATATGAGAGTCATCTTCTCCTCGTAAATGCCAACCAATAGATTCAACGAGATCAAGTTCAACCTCAATCCGTTTATCTTGATTTACATTGTATAGATCTTCTATAGTAAAATAACTATTACTTCCATTTGGTGATAGTGATTCGTTTATTATGGGAGAACCATCTTCTGCTACAATACAATTGTAATGTACAAATCCGTAGATTTCTTTTTCTGGTGCCAGAACGGAAATGGGAGAATCTAAAGTTATTAATGATTCATCTTCCATCGTAAATGTTGAAAGTCCATCTTCAGAAATTAAATGGTTTCTTGTAGAATTATGCCAAGTTTTAATTATATGAGTATCTACAATTGGTATACTTTCATATTGATGATCTGGTCCTTCTGTATCTTCTTCTAAGGAAATATATCTTTGAGGTCCATTACCTTGTCCTCCGGATTCTTCATGTAGGAGATATCCCCAACCATACGCTCCATTATCATCTTCAAGGAGAATATCACTATTGAAACTTACATCGATAGATATAGTTCCTGACTCTGCTTCAGGAAATTGAAGTGTTGGATAAAGGAATGATCCACCTTTTTCCATTTGAATATCTGAACCATCCTCATTTAAAATATTTCCAGAAAAAGGATTATCCCAATTCGTTGCTTGTGTTCTGAAAACATCTGCGTAAGCAACTACTGTAGACTTCAAATAGTCTGTTGGCTCCATCATCAAATCACCCAATAAAGACTCGGCTTCTCCTACGCGCCCATCCTCTAAGAGAATTGTATTTCCTGTAGTTTGATCCTCTAATGTAATGTAGAGATTCCCATCGTACATACTTTGTGAAGTAGCAGATCCGGTATCTGGCGATGGAGTAATGGTGTATGTATTTGTAGTGGGTACTGTTGTAACTGTATAATTTTTACCACCAAATCCTTGATCAGATTCATCTTCCAACATTCTAATTGTATCACCAGTTTGTAATCCATGTAAGGTTTCTGTTACCACATACATTGTAGAATTGGTTCGTGCTATAGAAGAAACTTCTACATAATTTTCTAATTGGATATTTACTTCATCAGATATTTCTATCCTTGCATCCATTGCATGCCAAGGAGCCTGATTAGTAAAAATGAAAAACTTGTTATTACTAGCGACACTGCTCAACTGTGAATTTGCGGCTACAGAATTACTATAGAGAACCAAATTATGGTATTTTCTTGCGTCATCATCTCTTTGAGAATCTACGTTTCTTTCCGCCTGATTAAACATTCGTACATCAGCTGAACTTCTTATAGCCAACTCACCAAACATTATTAACCCTGATGGGTGAACTAATCTTTTTACTGAATTACGATAATCATTTACATCAAAATCAGTTTTCAGAACATAAGAAAAATTCTGATAATATTTGTTATCTTGGATTTTCGGTACACCACTAAGTAAACCTTTCGTAGAAGTATAATAGCCAGGATATGTTGCATAAGCACCAAGTCCGGCGGTAAGTTCTGCATTTCTATCACCAGAAGAAGTTGAAAGAGATGGAATAGAAGAATATCCTGCACCAAAGTCATAAACTTCAGCAGATTGAATAGCACCAATTGCAATGGCAGTAACTTCAATTACAGCGTTATTACCTCTTGGAGATGTGTCCATATGAACAGCATTAGATTGAGTCAAGTATGCAGTAGCAATGGGCATTGCTCTAAGTTCACCAGCTGGAGATGTTGTCGCAGTATTTTCAGGTAGAGTATATGAATATGAATCTGCTGATATTACATAAATTGAGTATATACCATTAAAAATATCGGTTGTAGATCCAGAAATTTTAACCTTATCTCCTGACCTCAAATTATGACCCGACTCTGTTACAGTAACCGTTCTATTTCCTGTACCACCGGCTGATATTGTAATGGTGCGGTTTGTTCCCCATGTTAAGGCTTGATTATAACTGATTGAATAAGTATTACCTGCTGCAACTGTCTTTGAATCTTCAACTGTAATTGATGTGGCATTAGTATATCCTGTTATTGTAGTAGTACTGTCGTCATGATGAGTAATAGTTCCACGAACACAATCATTTGGAAATTGAGTACCCACTCCTGTAATTGTGGTACCTGATTGTGAATAAGTTCCTGTGGCATACGTAGACAAGTCTTTTTTATGTGCAGTAAGACGATCACTTGTGGTATCTTCTGTGTAAAATCTTGACTCATCTTGTTCACTACAAATAAACGTGGCTGTCGTTCCCGCGTCTTCCATTGTCATAAATGTTACACAATCTTCTGTCAAGAAACATCCACCACCTCCGCTAGATGATCCAATACCGGAATGAGGACCTTCAGTTGCAACATAATCTTCTAATAATAATTTGTCGTGAGAATAACGATCTTGATGAAAGTTTTTCGATTCTAATAATATTGCCTCTGTAACACCCCCAAAATCTTGGACGGATGTCATATCCACTCTTAAAGTTGTATTACCATTAAGAATATATGGATTAGCGGTACTAGTTGTGCCCTTATCTATGAAATCAAGAACACACCCCTCTGCTGAATAATCATCATTATAAATTTTGGTTGCCCTTCCAAAATTATTAGCGAGGGCCATATATGTAACTTCAAACGTTTCTTCATCAGGAAAATCCCCTGTACCATATCCAAAAACTTTTTCTGTGGCCACTCTAACTTGAGTACTATTAGTAACTTCTGTTATTTGATCTGTTGCACCATTTGCATAAGTAATTTTAAGTACTCCAGAATTCGCATCAGGAAAAACCTCATCACTAGTTAAGGTAACTACATTACCATCTTGTTTAATTGTGCCTGTAGTAAATGAATGTAAATTCAGATTAAGTAAAATGTTTGGAGCTCCCACTACATCCAATGCATTACCCATAGTTGGTGTATAGCTATTAGCTACTGAAACGGCAGGGGAAGTTTCATAACCACCTCCACCAGAAGTAAGAACAAATGTATTAATAGATCCTATATGAACAGAATCCATGTTGAGTGCACCTTCACAATTAGATACTATATCTGCAGTCGCTCCGTGAGCGTCAACCATAGTAAAGGTACTAGTTGTTACAGCGGCGGGAGTATTACCTGCTTGAATTGTCACTCCACTATGCATTGAGTGAGAATCTATTCCAGAACCTGCTTGTGCTGCTCCCAATTTAGTAAACTTAGTATTGTATACTATAAGCTCATCATCATTAGCAAAATTCTGTACAGTTAATCCATCTAAATCGCTATCACGATAATACGAACCAACCGAATATAAGAACGCGGTTGTATTAGCACTAATAATTGTACCCCAATAAGTATTACTTGCATACTTAATACTTGTAAGTGCTGTAGGTGATCCAATTGTTTTTGTATCTCTGACTGTTAGAACTGTACTATTAGAATATCCTGTAACAAGAGTAGTTGATGCATCATTGTAAGTAAGTTTTCCACCAACTATATCTCTTCGTACTTGATCATCAAGGGGTGTAGAAAGTGTAACTGTTTTTACTGATTGGGTAATTAGTTGATCAGAAGTATCTAACGTTATTTGCTTTGCAATTCTATCACCTTCTAATAGATGATCTTCGGCGTCATAGTTTCCTGTGGAATCATAATACTTTGCAGAACTTCCTTTAATTGAACATGAAAATACTAACGAGGAGTTTCCATATAAGGAAGTAGATGTAGTATGTCCAAGCATTGTAGATGAATAATCACCTGCTGCTAATTGTATGTTTAGAAATTGGTTGATAACATCTGTATTCTTTAAAATAGCACCCGTTGAAATAATTGATTGAATTTGTGCCGCAGCTCCAGTACCACCAGTACCATCATTAATAAATTCAACTTGATCTCCAACTGCATATCCATCTCCACCATCAATAACATTAATACCCTCAACAACAGAATCTAAAATAGCTGATACCCTTGCGCGAGCTCCTTGACCACCACCACCATTAACATGAATTTCATCACCAACCACATAGTTAGTTCCACCAACATCTACAGTAATAGTTTGTAAAATTCCTGATGTAGTTGCTTCAGCGTATAACCCATCAATATCTGTTTCTGATGTGATGATTTCATTAGGTTGAAAATATAATAATTCACCCTCAACAACTCCTTGAACAACATCTGATAATGTTAATTCTGTAATTTCTAAGGCGCCAGCAAAAGAGGTGAGTTGTTTTTCCACTATTGCTGTACATTTAGAAAGAGCGCCTGTAATTCTTCTACCCGTAAACAATAAAACATTATTTGCAGTAGATGTTACAATTTTAATTGATTTATCAAGTGCCCATATACCATCAGAAGTTTTTAACAAATCTTGTTTGGGGTAATAAAATTCTATATCTTCTTTTTCAAATAATGATTGGAACAACCAATTAAAAGACGCCTGATTTCCTTTTGCACGATAGACTTGCTTCATTCTTTTAAGAAGTTGTCGCCTATCTGTAACCGTTGTCTTTGGAATATTTGTATAGAATTCTTTTTTCCAAGCAGTATCAATAAGACCATTACAAGTAGTATCGATATCTTGTGATTCGGATAATTCTCTTATTGCAGCGGCGGGGGCTTTTGCACGATGGGATTCAACTGACCCGGGTGGGAAGATTCCATCAGAGACACCATTTGATAACGTGGCAAATGAACCTGTAATACTCCCCGTAAGTTTTTCACCATATACAAAGTCTGATACACTACTAGCCTTTACAAAGGCAACAGTATTACCTTTTGTACCAGTAACAACAGCTGTTGCACCACTTGTATTTCCTGTAAGGGTTTCCCCCACATCAAACATAAGGTTTGCATTACCTGCTGTATCTTTAGGTGACTCTAATTGAAGGCGGACATCATCTTCATAGGAAAGAATATTTCCATCTTCATCAGTAAGTTTATCCTCATCAAAGGTAAATGTAGAACCAAAATAAAGTTGATGGGATTCCATAAATTCATAGTATTTCTCTATGAACGTTTTAAATTTTGGATATTCGTTGTTTATAAACTCTGGTAATTGAGTTTCTAAAATAACGGATACATCTTTTTTATCTTTGACGGCTGACATTATAGATTTTCACCTGTTGC